GTCCCTTCCATATAATCGACGATTTCCTTAACCGCCCAATCATCAAGGTTGCAGGTAGCCGAAACGGTCGCCGTTCCATCAGTAGTCCACTCCATAGTGGTCGTGTCTGCTGAATAGACCGCACGAATTTTGGCCGCATCGAATTGAGCTTCAGCAACCTTATCAATGGCTTTCGCCATATCATCACGTAATGCCCGTTGCAGCGGATTCTTAATGTCGAACTTGGCGAACTGCTCCAGCTTCTGTGTGTAGCCCAAAGCATTGCCGTACTCGGTTAATGACCCGGTTCCCTGATAAATAACCAGGTTAGTCCGGGGGATAGTTGCAGTTTCAGTGAGACTTGTTCCAGCAGTTGCAACATTCCCAACTTTATCAAAATTGAAATTTTCGTCCTTAGCCTTCCCGTATGCTTCCTTGACATCACAAAATTGCACTTTGCCCCACATATCGCTATGTGGCGTGGACTATATCACCAGGCTAATACTGTGCCTGCTCGGCGTGTAGTCTCTGAGGGGTTGATATAAAACTTTTTTAATTGCTGATATTCAGACATTAGCGATTGATATTTTTTATCTTGACAATAGTTGAGCCTTATTCTACTGCCATTTGGTGCGAATTCCTTTCTATACTCAATCATCTCTAACATCTTTAAGGCCTGTTCCTTCTTATTTACTAAATAAGGAATAATCGCCTTTAAAAGTTTTCCTGTCGAGCCATGACTTGCCACTTGAATTCCCATTTGTGTTTTCCAGTTGTGTTTAATATTTTTGCCATTGTTCCCAAGCGTGAAACAAAAAACCAAATTCATCTCTTTGTAAATTTCGGATACCTTTTTAATCATTCTAATATCCGTATTAAAAATTCTCACTTTGGTAGACAAATAATCACAACCATTTTTGTTTCTATGGAAAGTTAAATCTAAGTTTCCCTCTCCATCAACTATTCCAGCAAGCCAGGCCAAATCAACTTCCCTGCGGATTGACTGCAATGATGCATTGTTACTCTGTGGTATCATCATATCCTCCAGTTCGTTCCCGCATATAGCCAAGTTTTAGTTCCGCCTATTTTAACGGAATCGCGCCAAGGGCTGTGCAGCGTGCCGGAGCTGCGCTGACAAGGCAGGTAGATTGGTATATCCACCCAAACTGTCAGTTACCCATAATTGCATAGACATAATAAAAACCTCCTAAACCAACCTGCGAGTCCTATCAGCTTGTTCCATTCTCCACTTCATATAATCTTTCGGCCCTTCATCAAAACCAGTGTCAGCAGATTCGTGCGGGGGTGTCCCTTTCGGAATCTCTGCCGTTTTTAGTTCAGTCCTTGTTTCCGTAACTTCCTTCTGCACCCTCTCCCTTAATGCGGCAATGTCTTTTCTGGTGGTTTCAGCGACTTCACTTAATATCTTGTCCAAAGGAACGTACCGCCCCTTTGTACCGTTTATTTCGTAAAACCGTTGCAGTGCCAACCGCTGTTCAACATCACCCTTTAAATCAGGATTATCCGTAAGAAATTTATTAACTACCGATTCCATATCCCGTTGCCGGTCTTTTAGCTTGAGAGCTTCCACTTCCTTCATCAGTTTTTCTTCGGGAGTTTCGTAAACATCTTCCTGAACTGGTTGCGTCTGTTGCTGTTGGGCCGTGAGTTGGGTTATAAGCTGATTGTATCGCTCATCGGCTTCTTTTAATTTTTGATCATATTCGGAAATTTTCTTCCCGTGTGTTGACTCCAGTTCCTTGTAACCTTTTTCAAGTTCCTCTGGAGCTTTGTATTTGCCTGCATAGAGCTTTTCCGAAGTATCCGGTGAAGGGTTCGGGGTCTGCCCGCTTGGTTGAGAGGTATCAGCTTGAGGTGGCCCTGTCGACTGGCTCTCGGTGTTCTGTGCTTCCATTCTTATCTCCTTGTCCGGCATTACAGCTTAGTAATGGTATCGGACTGTTTAAGTATTTGTTTCACGGCTTCACCAGTAGCAAGGATTGAATCAAAATACTGGAGAAGCGAATCTATCCCCTCAACCATCCATAAAGCCTTTGCCGCGCTGTACGGGTCTTGGGGGTTTGTCTTTGTTACTGTCATTTGCCTTTTCCCATTAACATCAACGTAAGTTTCGCTTGACTCACCTCGCTTTCCTTGTATAATTATTGCGTCTCTTATCATTGCAATCCGGGGTTGGATGGTATCTTTCCAACCCTTGGAATGAATTACCGCCTTCACATCGTTTGCTTCCCTTACTTGCCTTTCGTATATTTCCTTTTCTTCGTCTGTCACTCGCACTTCACCCCTTTCTTCATCATTTTAGAAACAAAATCTCGTATACGATTTTCTTTATCTTTTTGTGATTTAATGGTTAATAAATCTTCAAAGTCATTAATTTTCCCATAACAGGTTTTGCATATATTTTTTATTCCCGGTGCACAATCCCATGCATATGATGGTTTTAAATAGGATTGAGTAACCTTTTGACATAAATCGCATATAATCATTTTTCTTTGCTTTTCTGTGGTTGCTTAACCTCGTCCGGTTCGCCCATCATCTTGATAATTTCTTTGTTGATTGCCTGTTGGCCTTTCGCGTGGACTTCCTGCAACTTGTTTTGACCTTCCAACTGCTTCTCCGCTATCTTAAATTGTCTTTCTTTCTCTTTGCCCTGTTCAGCAATGAGTAACGCCATCTGCTCTTTCTTGGCTTCCTGCGCCTTTTCATTCGCCAACGTTTGAGCAAATTCCTGTTCAGAGAGAAACATTTCTTCGTAATGGGGTAACCGTGAGTTCTTTGCAAATTCAGCCAACCACTTGGGCCAACGAACCGCCAATGTCGCATAAGGAATTTTGGCGAGCATTTGGGTAATCCCGGTAATCCGCTGAAAATTCTGCTGCATCTCGAGGAATGAGCTGATTCCTCGTGACTCAAACTTGTATTCTCCCTGTAAGGCAGCAACCCGTTGGGTTCGATTCATGTTCTTATAAACCGTTAATCTTGGATTAGCGGTGTCGATAAAGTCATCATATTGAAGTATATTAAAGGTTGTCATCTCGATAGCAGGGACAATCAGGTAATCTTCGAAGTCGTTGGCTAGCCCCTGAAATGCCTGAGTGGATTCGCCACCCTTTTGCGTGATCTCGGTTGCCGTTGCCTGTTCTCCTTTAACGGTAGGCAGTCCCATAACAATATCAGTGACAAAGTGGGAGTTCTGTGCAGCTCTCCGCAATATCTCAAGCATATGAATGGGGGCATTGCTGAATGAGGTCGGTCGGTCAATCGTGACAGCAGGCCCTAAAGCCGCACCAGGAACGCGCCTGATTAGTCTCCCCGGAACTAACGCGCTTAATTCAGCCGGATTAAGCACTTTCGAAGTGTCAATTTCGGGGATTCCAAGTAATTCATACTTTAAAGCGTCCACCTGCATATTCACTATGTTGTTCATAGTAGACTGGATGGTACGCATCCCCTCTAACAAGGATTGTCCGGTCTTGCGGAATATCACCCGTAACGGTGAGCAGGTGACAAATGGAAGTTTCTTGTGCCAGTAGGGATTCGGCTTCGGGGGGAGGATAAGATATTCACCATTTGCCAACTCAAAATAACAGTTCCGGTCTACTACCTCACCATTCTCATTCGTGACATCACCCCAATAACGCTGAATCAATACCTGTTTCCGGTATTTATTGGTTGACTCATCAATATCTAAATCCTTTAACCGTTCTTTTACTTCCTCGGTGGGTTCTGTCCCGTAATCAACTTTAGACATTTCCTTGATCTGCTTCTTGTCATACCCTTTTGACTTGTCATCAGCCCACGTCAGTACATCGGAAAGAGAATACATTTCTTCCTCAATGATAAACCTGGTGGGGTCATCTATCAGGAAGAAGGTAGTGCGCGGGTCTTTTACTTCATAACAGGGGACTGGCTTTTCCTTAACTACCTGCTCAACTTTTCCGGTTTGAGGATTAACCTCAATGGTGGTTGATTTCACGAAACGATGAGTTACCTTTAAAATTGCAATCCCAAACACCAGGCCAGAGCCGATAGCTTCAATGATATGTTGAACAAAATTAACATCGGTTGACCGCATCAATTCATCTATGCGCTCCTTTAAATCCTGTGGTTTTGACCCACCAGTGATATTAAAAAAATCACCCGTTAATGGTGTCTTAATCAGTGATTGCGCCTTGCGGATAACCCCCATCCCTTCGGGTAAGCATATTTGAGACTGCCAGGCTTCCTTCTTTGAATAGTCCTGCTGATTACGGTAAATATCCCAATCCTCGCTCCATATCTCAGCTATGGATTTGCGTTGGTCTATCGCCTCATTTTTGCAGGCATCCAGAAACTCTTTGTAGTCAACCTTGCTTTTTGCCATCCTTATAGTTACCTAAAAGTAATTTTGTATATATCCACAATCTTTTAATTGTTCCTCACGCATTTCCTGGGCTTCTCTTTTTAAGTCTGCTCGCCAACGTTTGCGCCATTCGCTTTCCTTTGCCATATCAATTAAAAAATATTGTGGTTTGCCCCTTCCCTCACTTTTTGTAAACGAGTAACGAATATCGTTTTTCTCATCTATCGCAACATCAAAGGAGCGAGGTCTTATCTGCCACGGCTTAATTGGGGCCCGACTTAATTTCTTTAAAAACTTAGGGCCATCATCTGGCAACATAGCCTCGTAATGTTCCTGTAAATTGGGATAAAGGTCAGATATAAAATATGATGTGTCTAATGGTTTGCTTTTCTTTGTTATCAAGCCACCATCTAACGGTTCATAACCCATTGATACCCTTTCTCCGTTTCCCCACAAAAAAAGCCATTACTGCCTGTTCGAACAGTAACGGCTTTTCTTTAGGATATGTGGGGTTGCCCTCCGGGGATCAGCCGGAGAGGTTTTTAAATTTACTTAAATAATAAGTTTATTATCATGAAATACTTGGTAAAGTCCTTCAGATAATCCTTCAACTATTCTTTCACGGGCCTCATGGCCAAGATTTTCAATTTGCCTATTACAATAAATAGTATCTACAACATGGAGAATCTCGTGCAAAAAACTAACATAAGTATTTGAATCCGTCCTTTTATTTCCACATTGGTCAACATCGTTTATCCTAATTTCATTTAATGCGGTATCGTTTTGGGCTTGTATATCGCATCGTTCTTTAAAATTATAAGGATATAAAACTTTGTAGTCGTGACCACCTATTTTAAGACGTGAAGGAATGTTCATTATAATCTCGCCAAATCCTCTCTTGCTTTCCTGTCAATATAATGCTGGCCTAGTACACCTGACCTAATCAACTTCTGGTCATCTATATCAAAGGAATTTGGGCCAATAGCCTTGTATTCCTTAACGCCATAAGCAATCTTGCCACAATAGATACACCGCGCCACCAGTTTAATAGATGAACATTTTTCGTCTCTAAAATCCCATCCTTTATGCTCCCAGACGTGCTTCGTACATTTCCAGGGAACAACCGGAAAGGCTTCATTCATTAAGTAATGCGCTATCTCTCTGGTTCTTGATTCCATAATTCCTTTGCCTCTGATAAAGTAGAGCCAATCATTCCTTCTGTTCCGCAATTAATACAGGCAACAATAACGCCATCGCCCTTGGATAATACCCATATACTTTTACAGCCGCATTTTTTACAAGCTTTGTAATCTGTGTTTGTCATGCGTAACTCGCCGCCAAATCTTTCGGTTCCCAACTATCTTGTAAATACTGCATCTGAAACTGTAACAGCCGTGAGGCTACATATTGAACACTATCCTGTGTATGTGAATAATCATTCTTAATCGGCCTATCCCGGACTACCAATCCGTCCTTATTCTTTGGGTAACAGTACCCACCACTAAAACCATCGAACAACATCGGGCATTTTTTCCTGTAAATCTGTAACGCTGGCTTACCATTGACCAACGTATTCAAATACCGCGCTACCGCTTCCCTGCGAGCGGTAAATGTAACCTCGCCGGGGTTGGGATAAATTCCTTTTTTATTCAAAACCTGCACACAGGTCTTCTCATCTGACTCAGCCATCTTCCATCCAGCCGGATCTGCATAGTCAAAAAAACGAAAATCTCCGTAATACAGGCGTGAGTGCATCACAACACTATTACTAAACTTTTCTGCGCCCTTATTAAACTCCTGCATCTCGTCAAATATCACCCATTGACCATCAGGAAGCAACTGTGAGAACGAACACGCCGGGGTAAGCCCGAAATCCCATCCCCTTATGATAGGAACCGTCTTCACCGGAGTATAATCACCATCCATCGAATGTATATCTGAGTGAAATTCAGGAAATACCTTCTCACCCGTTAAAATTATACCCCAATTTCCATTTACATACCTATTAATCCAATCGGGGTTGTTCTTATACTGCTCTTTTAGCTTCTCGTAATACCCGTCAGGAAGGTTTTCACTGTTCTCACCAGGAGGTTGCTTATATCCTGCATAACCCTTTATCTTATCCGGGCCGAAATAGTCCTTAAATATCCAGTGCCGCTCATGCGGAGGGTTCGTTGTCAGTATCGAAATAGACCGGGGCCAGTCCTTTGCATACCTCCCAAGCCTACCAGCTAAAATCATGTGTATTTCTTTAGGTATCTCAATGGCTTCATCCAAATGATACCCCATGATCTCAGCACCCTTGAACTTCTTTACGTCATCTTCCCCATTCTCCGCACTCCTAAACAGGAACTCAGCCTTAATCTCCTTCCCGTTGACATTCATCCTAAAGTGATAAACGTCATCCCCTTTGTTAAATTCCCCAAAATCAATGTCAGAACGCCCGAATTTCTCTAACCAATAGGTGTTCCCGTTATACCCCTTAGGGGGATACCAGTAAAAATATGACTTCTCCGTGGTATCCTGTAACTCCCTGTAAGTCCCACGAACGACCACCCACCTGGTAAACGGAAACTTATCTGCATACTTCCGCATTAAAGACACTATCTTTAACGCGCCCCAGGAGGTCTTGCCACTTCCTACCGGGCCTACTAAACATATAGAATCCGATGTATCTTCAAACGCTAACTGGAGCGTTGGTGCTAACTTAATATCTACTTCAAGTTTTTGCGCTACCTGCTGAGCCATTTATCCTTTTTATTTTTCCCTTGCCTAACCATCCCTTTTTGTGATATCCAAAAACCCGGATCGCCTTTTTACAAATACAATCGTTTCCAGAAAGGATGCTTAAAAATAAGTGTGCCTATAGTGAGACAATCCTTTTTAAAATCTAACTATATATATGGATATAGACGGAGTCCCTCTCCGTTCGCCTTTTTGCCATGCCGAACTTTTCCAAAAAGAATTCTTTTTTTTACGACCTGCCGCCTAGCAATTATCATGCCAACTTTACTATGCATTTATTGCGCGATAATGAGAAAGTTAACATAATGTTTTTTACACGACGTTGCGAGTCTAATAATATCAATAGGTTAACTCATTCGTAATAATTATCAGATAAAACGTGACACGATCTCGCTTACCCCACCTTGCTATCCAACGAACTGAAATCAATATTGACTTGAGTGTTAACCTGGTTAGTGCTGCCCAGAAGTCCGCGGCGTAGGTAATACGTACGTTGAGCCGCGATATTGCCGTCTCTAGCCGCTTTACGGTTGGCCGCGTCTATCCATGGACGATCAATTACATCAATAACATCACACACTCGATTAAACGCATCG